TCAATCCTCAAAAACCTCGGTAGGCAATCCCCACGTGCCCCAAGTTTCATACCTGGTGGCCACTTGGGCCTGCACGATCAGATTTGTTTCAGGGTCTATAAACACCTGTACTAGTAATTTCCTGTTGGCCGATACTAACGGTATGTAGGTGTACACCTTTGGCTTTTGGCTCACCGGTGGTTCCACCAGGCAAGCAGGGCACAGGTGGTGCCTACGCCACAGGCAAAGCCAAATAGGCTTGACCACCAGAAAATAGCGTCTGCGCTCATGACATGGCCTTTACAGCGTCTATGCCTTGCTGGGTGATTGCACACACAATGCCCTGAGAGCCACTTGTAAGGGCTCTACGAGCGCCTGTGTCCTGAATTAGTCCCAGTGTGCGTAAATCGCTGCAGCGCTTCCAGTAGCCCTTTATATCGTGACCGTCTAGAACGGCTCGAGCGCCTGCTTCCTCATCGGTCAGGCCAAGAGTGGCGTAAAAATACTGGCGTAGCAGGATTGCTCTGTGGCTTCCTACTCGTAACGGCTTAATCTGCCTGCTGGTCTCAGGGTCGGTGTCCCTGAATAGTGGTAGGTCTGTAAAAAGCATGTCGGTGCTCCCTCTGGTAGTTGGTTTTTTTACCATAGCAAAAACAAATTGCTATTGGTGGATACCTATGGCTTGGCTGGTTTCGGCAAGGCTCGCCAGGCTGCTTCTAGTTTTTTAGCGTCTTTGGCCATGTCCATCTCAAGCTCAAAGTGCAACCAGGCACCACCTGTGCCGGCGCTTTCTGCAGCGTTGGCATAGACCTTTACGCCCTTTACGCCTTCGCCACGCGAACAGCGATAGCCCCTGCCAAACTCGCCATATTTGTAGTCATGCAGCTCGACTAAGCCGATGGCCTCAGAATGTTCGATAAGCCAATCCCACAGCTCTTTTGCTTGGGCTCGGCCTGCGCGTGTCGGTGGATACCCCACATCGCCTGCAACTCCGAGGCTGTGCACAGACAAGGTTTTTTTGCCTCGCATGTTGCGCACTACCCATGTGCCCAGATTGGTAAATGATGGGTAGCGCCGTTTGCATAGATCCATGAACTTTTCGGTGCCTGGCAGTTTGCTTTTGCCTGGTTCGGTCACTGGGTAGTAGGGGTATTTGCGTGTCATGGTGCTGGTGGGTCTTTCGGACCGTTCTTCAAACCATTACCTGCTAATAGGCCTATCAACCCCCCCGAAAGCGTGAGTAGCATGCTACTGAGCACCGAGATTTGGGCAGCATCGAGTTCGGCCATTTTTTGGGGCTGGGTCACAAATAGCAATCCGTACAAAATTGTGAACACTGAACCTACAAATGACAGTGTGAGTCCAATAGCCACAATCATGACGATGCGTGCTTTGATTTCTTCGTTGCTGTGTTTTTCTCTCATGCGCACTTGGCTCCTAGGTTGTTTTCTACTGTTGAGACTGTGAGTGCTTTGTTGCGTGTTTCTGGGCATTGTGTCCGTGTACGGTCTGCGCAGGCTGTGAGGGTGATGGCGAGCAGGCTAATCAGCGCTAGGCGTTTCATCTGTGCCTTCTAATGTCCAGCCTGTTGCGAGTAGTTCTGCGTATTCCTCATCGGTCATTTCACGCACTTCATTATCGATTTGTATGTTTGGTTTTGTCATGGTTTAGCCCTTTCGGTATCCGTACACAGTGATAGTGCCACCTATCATATTTCCAACACCAGCAATCAAAATAAGCGCCGTATATTGGCCTGTGTTTTGTTGTTCGCCTTGTTGAAAACCCATAGCATTCCCCGATTGATAAATACCGTTTACAACTCTTGACCATTTAGCAAGGTTCGGACTGTAAATATCAAAAGAAAGAAAAGCGCCATTTGCGCTTCCACCACCAACCCAATTCATAATATTAGCGTTTGCGTTTTGCGCTGGATTGAGAGTTCCCGGGTTACCGTTGAAATAAGACAAGGTCGAATAATAGTTGGCGTTGTAACCACTTACGGAAGTTGGCCCTAATCGTAAATTGATGTCAGAGTTTCCACTCATGTTTCCACCAGCGTAAATAACTCTGTAATTGTCATAAGTGGAACTAAAACAATCAGTAACCGTGACATCTGGAACGCCAGCGCCACCAGTTACGGTTTGCGACTTGACAAACACCAGCCCTGAGTTGGCCAAGTAGGTGTTGGTGTCACTCGCAGTGAGGACTTCGCCCGTGGAAAATTGCTTAGTAGCCATGTTTAGTATCCTAACTTGTTGTTGTCGAGCGTGCCGAACACCGTGTTATCCAAAAGCAGGTAGGCGTTTAGATCAGCACCCGACACATAGTAAGTGAACGAAGCACCAGCAGGAGTGGCCGACATCGTGACACCCTCAATAATGCACTGGAAAGTAGTGCCTCGAAACGTCACTGCAACCTGAGTACCAGGTGCCCTAGTAAGTAAAGCAAGGTAGCCGATTTTGTCTAACTGGAAAGATGACTGAGCCTCAGCCATACAGGTAAAAGAACTAATAGCAAACTGGGCTGTGCCGTAGTTGCCGAGCAAATAATTAGCAAAGTCAGTTGCCTGTGCCGTACTGGCGTTTAGCGTGTTTGTTTGGTATGTCCGGTATGGCGTAGTAGCCCCCGATTTGGTCACTGTCGCTGCACCAAACGATTCAGGGGTCACCGTCACCTGTGTATAAAAGTTGTCGGCCAGACTGTCAAAGTTGATTTGGTTATACACCTGATTAGTCGAATCATTAGCCACATCGGAAAAATTGATCGTGCTTACATTGCTAAAAAATGGGCTGACAATAAAGAACTTTTTGACTCCTACGCTGTCCCACATTCTCGAGTTAGTACTTTGACAAACCCTCGCTGACCAGTCGCCCCAAGTGCCACTGACCGTGGTAGCAGCCAACGATGAAGTAGGAACAAAGTTCTGCCCAATGGGTACACCAGTCTGGAGATTTGCAGCTGTAATTTGGTTAGTGATTGTGTCTGCAGCCATTGCGTAACCCTCGCCCTGCATACGGCCAAGGTCTGCAAATGGGCCTTCACAGGAAACGCTCAGAAAGTCTGCCTGTCCAACGCCACCGGCAAAAGGAATGCCGTATTGAGCCGTCACATTGTTGATTTTGCCAAACCATAAATCGTATGGAGTGCCAGTCGTATTCCTAATGCGAATAAACGTGCCCGACACTAATTCTGCAATTGGTGACGCATAGCCAGTTGGGTAGCGCATCTCAAACGATGCGACAGATGTTTTGATTTGATCTAGTTGGGCGTTACGCCCAAGGTTGATAACAATGTTTTGAACATTCGTGAGGTCGGTAAAGTCTGAGCCATTTGTTGAGTAGGCAACCGTGTAGGTCTGTAAAGGCATGACTAAAAGATGTTGCTCACACGGATAGGTACAGAGCCGTTTTGCCTCATGTAGGTGCGTAGTGCCTGCACCACAGCGTTAGGGTCGCCACCGTTCACGTTGATGTTGACAGTTGTGCCACCACCCATCTGGCTCATACGGTCTAACGGAATCACAGCCTCTGGGCCTGCCTCACCAATCATCGCCAGCGTCGGGCCAGTGACGATGCCACCTGCAGCCAGCATTGGAATGTTGGGTACATCAAAGCCCTTACCACCGAGGCCAGGCACCCAGCTAGGAACCTTAAACGACAACTTACCGATGGTGTTATTCCAAAGGGTAGCGATGCCATTAAAAATGCCTTTATAGAAACCAAGCAAAGTTGAAAAGTAACTCTTGATTACGCTGATGCTAGAAGTAACCACAGTATTAATCACACTAAAAACGCTGTCCACAATGTTACGAAAACCCTCAAACTTTTTGTAGGCCAGCACCAGGCCAGCCACCAAAGCAGCAATAGCAATAACGATAAGCGCAATAGGGTTGGCAGACATGACAAGGTTGAAAGCAGCCTGGGCAACTGTCGCTGCGATGGTGTATGCAGCCTGCAATTTCAGGTAAGCGTTGTACGCAAGAATGATGCCAGCAAGGGTGCCGATGACACCAGCCACTGCCAAAAATGCTGTGGTGTTCTCACTAGCAAAATTGCCTAGCGCAGCCAATACCGGCAATACAGCTTGAATTGCTGGCATGAGCGCAGCGCCTATTGACTCTTTGGTTTCTTGCAGGCTAATGCTGAGGCGTTTGAATTGCCCCTGGGCAGTGTTCGCAGCTGTCGATGCAGCACCACCTGTGGCTGTGCCGATGGCATACATGACATCTTCAAATGATGCACCGTCCTCGATCATCTGTCGGTACTCGGGTGCCAACTTAGCTAGGGCTTTGAGGTTGCCACCGTAAGCCTTTTCTAAGGTTTTTGTGACTGTCGCCAGTGGTACGCCTTTTTGCGCTGCAATGTCCATTGCTGCACTTGCCAATTCTTGCGCATGGCTGACCGAGCCTGTAGCGCGAACGAGGCCAGCCAAAGCAGGGCGTAGCTCATCATCGGTTACACCTAGCAACCTGCCCTGTGCAGAAATAAAATCCTCAACACCAGCCACCTGTGCATCAGTTGCGCCAGTGGTTGCTTTGAGTTGGCGTGACAATTCAGCTTGCGATGCAGCGTCCTCGATTGCTGCCTTTGTAGCGTCACCGAGGGCAACAGCTAAACCAGCCACAGCTGCAGCTGCAGGTAGAGCTGCTTTCTTGAGGGCGAAGTTGGCTTTAGCGCCTACGCTCTCCAGGCTGTTGAACTCCTTGATGGCTTTGTCAATGCCTTTAGAGTTGAACTCCGAAACGATGGGAATGTAAACAGCCATTAGGCGAGTGTCCTGTTCACCTGGTTGAGCACTTGCTCAATGGCCTGCAAAATGTCTTTGGTGGCTTGGCCATAGATGTATTCACGCTGTCGCCACATGCCACGCTGGGCAGGGCCGTAAGCCATTGTGAGGTAACTCGAAAATTGGCCTGTATCACCACGCAAACCTGCCATGTCAAAAATTGCACCACCGGCATCTTTTTGAATAAGCGTCACCAGTGGGAACGAGCCACGCTGACTACGGCCACCCACCTGAATGGTTACACCCTTGCGCACTTTCTTAGGATCATAAGAAAGGCGACCTGTGCCCTTTCTAGATGGGCCCATGCCCGACAATGGAGGCACGCCAGGGTAAGTCTGAGCCACGCGCGACACCATCTCAGCGCCACTGGCCTTGATCTGGTTCACAGCTTTAAACTTGGTTTTACTGTCAATCTTTTGCAGTTCAGCCAACGCTGCCTTCAGGCCGTAAATCTCGGTGCTTGCTGTAACGCTCATTTGGCCTTTTTCCTCTGCTCATTGATAATACTAATGCAGGTGTTCAGGTCGGGTACATCAAACTCTATTTGTGGTGGCCACCAGCCACACTCGACTAGCAGTGTTGCTAGTGAATGTCGGTAGGTGCCACCTCGGTAGGGTTTGCATCTGGTTGCTCAATCACCTCAAGATTAACCAGCTGCTTGATGAAATCGTCAAGCATCAGAGGCACAGTCACTGCACCTTGCTGTTTGCTTGCCTCATGAGCCATGTATGCCAAGTCCTCAATACCGAGGCCACCATCTTGTATCTGGCTAATTTTGCGCTTGTATTTGCGCTCCCACATAACGATTGTGTAGAGGTTCGTAGTAACTGTGTAGTCACCCGAACCGATGTTTACGAGCATGGTTAGTTGCATGTCGGGTCTGCTTTCTGTTTAGAGATTAGGGCGAAGTAATGTCGCGGGCAAAAGTGCCCCCTGTCCAGGTCGCCTCGATCATACTGAGCTCTCCATAGGATCCTGTAATCGGTGTAAACGAGGAAAGCATGGCCGAGGAAATCGTATACTCGGGATTACTGGCAGACTCTGTCGGGCCAGCAGGCGAGATAACAAGTGTTGAAGTTCCTGAACCAACTGCAGCAAAAAGGGTGGCCTCAACAGATGATGCACCATATGCAGCGTAAAGCGTAAGAGTGACTTCTACGGCCTGCAAGCCTTTTACAAAGACATGGCCTGCATCGCCAAAGCTGGTGCTTTCAAGCGCATCGTAGCCAACGGTCAATGTGGCAGATGAGCAGAGCGTTGTTAGATCAACAATGGAGCCACCTGTAGCAGGGTTGAGGGTCACTGTTGGATTTGTGAGATAGGTGGTAGTGCTGGTGGCCATGTCTGTCCTTTGGTGTTAGGTGTTGTCGGCCACCAGTGATGCTTTTATTATG